GACCGTCACCTGCCAAGCCGATCTGGATCACGCGCTGCGCACCATTGCGCCCGCTGTTGGCCATCGCAGCTCGCATCCGATCCTTGATTGCTGCCTGATCCAAGCCGCTGGTGGTGTCATGACCATCACCGGCTTCAACCTTGATCTCGGCATCACCGTCATCATCCCCGCTGCAGTGGAGACCGATGGCGCTGTAGCGCTGCCGTATCGGCTGCTGGCTGGCCTTGTAAGCCGCTTTGAGGGCGATGAGGCTCTGGCCCTCGCAGATGGCGCTCTGACGGCCTCTAGCGGCTCCTACGGGCTTGCAGCGGCTGATGCGGCGGATTACCCCGCGTTGCCGGTCGTGGACGCTGCTACGAGCGAGCTGCATCTATCCGCCGGCATCCGCGCCTGCATGACAGCTGCCAGCACCGACGCCAGCAAGCAGATGCTTCAAGGCATCCATCTCGGCAATGGCCACATGGAAGCCACAGACGGGCATCGCCTCATGCGTTACGCCATTGACCTACCAGATGGCCTAGACCTCGTGCTACCAGCCAGCACCATGCGCCTGCTACAGGATCGCGTAGTCACCATCGCCGTTGCCAAAGGGCAAGCCGTGATCGACGCAGGCGATGGCATCACCATCTACAGCCGCATCATGGATGGCACCTACCCAGACGTGGCCAAACTGGTACCCAGCGAGTTCAAGCACACCATCACCGCTGACCGGCGCCGCTTAACACGCGCCCTAGAGCGTGTCGCCATCATTGCCGATGCGCACAACTCCATCGTCAAGCTCACCGCTGGCAGTGGTGGCCTTGAGATCAGCGCAGAAGCCGATGCCAACAATGGCCGCGAGCTGTTGGCCGTAGAAGGCGCTGCCACTGGCGCATGGGCGTTCAACGTCCACTACCTGCTAGACGGCATCAAGGCATTCAAGCCCGCAAAAGCCATCACGCTGCACGCCAATACGGCAACCACGCCTGTGGTATTGACACCTAGTGACATGGACGGTGTAACGTATCTTGTAATGCCTGTGCAAATCAAGGGCTAATAGGTGGCAAAGAAGTGCACGAACTCGGAAGCAGATCAGCGGGTAAACACCGTTTACGATCTGCTTTTGCGTGCACACAGCAGGACGCAAATTATTCGATTTGCGTCGGAAACATGGGATGTAGGTGAGCGCCAGGCAGAGATTTACATGTCTCGCGCTCGCCAACTTATGGCATTGGATGCAGAGTTAGAGCGGCCGCAGTGGTTAGCTGCTGCTGTCGCTCGCTTGCAGGATTACGAACGCGAAGCACGCGCTAAAGGGAATCTCAGCATTGCAATTAAGGCGTTAGAAGATCAAGCCAAGCTGCTGCGGTTTGAGATTTCGTAGACTGGCACATAGGCCAATGGTGCCATGGCACGCCGTTACGCACGCGACAACAGAGGCAGGTTTTCCAGCACTGGTGCCACGGCGCGTGGTGGCCGCCTGGCAACTGCGAGTGGCGGCAAGCGTGCAACGCAGACAAAGAGAATTGCTGGCGGTGGAAAAGGCGTGATCAGCGCAAAGCCCAAGCCGTCAGCAAAACCTACTGCGGCAGCTCCCTCAGTTGGAGCAAACAACATTCGCCGAATTGGCAAAAGCAAGGCCGGCCATCCGCGTGCATTACGTGCAAATGCTGTTCGCACATATAAACCGCAAACGCCCGAAGGGCAAGCGGCTAAAACTGTGCGGCGCATTGCTAATCCTGTCAAAGGGCTCAAAAAGGCGATGGAAAACTCGAAAAAAGTACTAGGAGAGCACGACAAGCTAACGCATAAAATAAACAACCGCCATGCACGTGACATAGCAGACCGCACAAGAACGGACGTGCGCGGACGTATCGCTGGCATTCATGGACGCAACTCTTGGGGGTCCATGAACCGTGGAGCGCGTGACATCATTCAGGCTCGCGCTGCACGTGCAGCAGCTGCATCAGCACGTGGCAGCAAACCAGCGGCTCGTGCTCAAGAGATCTACGCCAACCAGCTGGCATTTACCGGTTCGGGTAAGGCCGCAAAAGGAAGCAATAACATTCAGCCAGGCCGTGGCAACACCCGGCCACCAAAACCTCGTCGTCGTCGTCGCGCATGATCAAGCCTGAAGTCACCGCCGTAGGCCGCCCGCTCAAGCCCAAGGGTAATGAGCCACGCATTTACAAGGTGATTGCCGTCAAGCCTGATGGCACTACCAAAACTGTCGTTAGCGAGCCCGCATGAGCCTGCTAGCCGGCATCTGCCAGCCCGGCAGCCTGCTTGGGTTTATGGATGTCGCAACGCAAGAGGACACGGGCGATCTGCTCAATCGCATCCGTGCTGACCTGCATCCTGGCCAGCTTGCTTTTGTTGATGACAGCGACACGCAGATCATTGGCATCAGCGCTGGCTACGGCGCCGGCAAGACACGCGCGCTGTGCGCTAAAGCGGTGATGCTGGCCGCGGCCAATCAAGGCTTCATCGGTGCCGTGATGGAGCCGACTGGTCCATTGATCCGTGACATCTGGCAAAACGATTTCGAGCAGTTCCTAGAGGCGTATGAGATCCCCTACACCTTCAGAGCATCGCCGTTGCCTGAATACATGCTGCACCTACCAGGCGGCGACACCAAGATCCTGTGCCGCAGCTTTGAAAACTGGTCGCGCATCATCGGCTTAAACCTTGCATGGGTGCTTGCCGATGAGATTGACACAGTGACGCCCAGCATTGCCAACAAGGCATTCCCTAAGATCCTTGGCCGCTTGCGTTCTGGCAATGTGCGGCAGTTTGGTGCTGCTAGTACACCAGAAGGCTTCCGATGGATGTGGAACACATTCGGCAGTGAAGATGCCAAGGGTCGCGCTGATCGCAAGCTGATCAAGATGCGCTCAGTCGACAACCCGCATCTGCCGCCGGACTTCATCGAACGCCTGCAGGCCAACTACGACCCAAATCTGCTGCGAGCTTATCTGGACGGCGAGTTCGTCAACCTGACCACTGGCACCATCTACGACCGGTTCAGCCGCGACAAGCACGTGGTAGCTGAGCTGCCAGACCTTAACCGCGAGCCGTTGCGTATTGGCGTTGACTTCAACGTTGGCAACATGTCTGCCGTGATCGGCATCCGCAGCGGCAGCAGCCTGCTAGTGATTGATGAGATCAGCGGCGCACATGACACTGACGCACTGGCGCAGGAGATCCAAGCGCGCTACCCGCATCGTCGTATTTACATCTACCCAGATGCCAGCGGCGGCAACCGCAGCACCAACGCAAGCCAGACCGATATCCAGATCCTCGAGTCCTATGGCATGTCAAACCAGTCACCACGCGCAAATCCTCCCGTCCGTGATCGCGTGGCTGCTGTTCAGGCTTTGCTGGAGAACGGCAAGGGCCAGGTCAGGCTGAGCATTCACCAGCGTTGCAAGCGGCTGATCGAGTGCTTAGAGCTGCAGTGCTACACCGACAAGGGCGACCCTGACAAGGACGCCGGCCATGACCACATGAACGACGCGCTCGGTTACCTGATATGGCGTGAATTCAACCCATTACACGCAGGTGCTGGCCGTAGCACAGGCATCAGACTATATTGATTCCGCAAACTATTACGTCTACCCATGCTCAAGGGTGCTGAACTACTCGCCAAGGTCAAAGAACTGGGCGATATGCCAAAGTCTGAACTGGTACGCGCGTGCGGCTATGTCATCAAGGATCGCGTCGCATTCACGCAGTTCTACGAGGCACTGCTGGAAGCCAAAGGGCTTGACCTCAACGGCAAGACTGCCAAGCGTGGCCGCGGCTTGACCTACAAAGCCAAGGTGCAATTCAACGGCAAGCTGCAAATCGGCGATGGCTACCTGCGTGAAATGGGATACGAACCCGGCGCTGAGTTTGACATCAAGATTGGCCGCAACAGCATCACGCTGACTGCTGCCTAAACTGCACCTATGACTGCGGCGCTGTAATGTACACCGGCTTTAATGCATACGACCGGCCTATTGCGCAGCGCCGCGTTACTCGCGTGCAAGATGCCAACACGGCATGGTATGCGCAAGAGCCGCATTGGATCCTGATTGAAGATCTGCTACAAGGCACCTATGGGATGCGCCGCAAGCATCGCAGGTACCTGCCGCAGGAGCCGCGCGAGCTGGATGAGTCCTATGACAATCGCCTAGCGCGCAGCGTATGTCCGCCGTTCTATCAACGCCTAGAGCGGATGATGGCTGGCATGTTGACGCGCAAGCCCGTACGGCTTGATGACACAGCTGACATCATCCGTGAGCAGTTGTTTGATGTTGACCTACAAGGCAATGACCTCAACGTCTGGACTTATGAAACCACGCGCAAGATGGTCCGTTATGGCCACGTTGGTGTACTGGTGGATGCACCTGCTGATGGCGGTCGACCCTATTGGGTGAGCTACACGCCACGGCAAATCCTTGGCTGGCGCGCTGAGCAGCAAGAAGGCCGGCAGGTATTGACGCAGTTGCGGCTAGCTGAGATGGTTACCGTGCCTGACGGTGATTTTGGCGAAAAAACAGTCGAGCAGATCCGCGTACTGACGCCAGGCGAATTCCAACTGCATCAGAAGCAAGACAACGGCGACTTTGAAATCATCGACGAAGGCCGCACCAGCCTTGACAATATTCCTTTCTCAGTTGCTTATGCGCAGCGCCATGGCTTCATGGAGTCACGGCCGCCGCTGGAAGATATCGCTGAGCTAAACCTCAAGGCATATCAAATCCAAAGCGACCTAGACAATCAGCTTCACATCAGCGCTGTGCCGATGCTGGCCTTTTACGGCTTCCCGTCTGCAGCAGAGGAAGTCAGCGCTGGACCGGGCGAAGCAATCGCATTCCCTGCTGATGGCCGCGCAGAATATATCGAGCCTGCTGGCCGCAGTTTTGATTATCAGTTCCGCAGGCTTGAGCAGCTTGCATTGCAGATCAATGAGCTAGGGCTATCGGCCGTGCTGGGCCAGAAGCTATCGGCAGAGACTGCAGAAGCAAAGCGCATTGATCGCAGCCAAGGCGATAGCACCATGATGGTAATTGCGCAGAATGTGCAGGACATGATCGACAACTGCCTGCAGTTTCATGCGCAGTACATCGGCAACAACACATCCGCTGGCAGCAGCTACGTCAACCGCGACTTCCTCGGCACACGCCTTGAGCCCGCGGAGATCCAAGCACTGCTGCAGCTTTACACCGCAGGCACAATCACGCAAGAAACATTACTGCGTGAGCTTGCCGAAGGCGATGTGCTAGGCGACGACTTTAACGTAGATGAGGAGCTTGAAGCTACGGCCAATGCGGGGCTTGATCTACAACCTGCTGGACTGGGTAACCGACCGATTGGTGGACTTGATGATCTGGATGGAACCGAAGAAACCCAGGAGACAAGAGCTTGATTATCACGTCAGCGCTTTGCCAGAAGAGGTTCTAGCCATCGTGCGGATCAGTTGGTACAAGGAAGGTAGGCCAGATGAAATTGACGAGACGATCTTGTACGAAGACGGCCAAAACGGTTATGACGCATTTGCTGCATTGATCACCACTGCATTAAACCGCGGCGCTAATGTCAGCATCCGCAGCGGATATCAACCGGAAGATCTTGGCATTGAACGATGAGCACTCCAGAAGCGCTATATCGCAATGCAATCGACCTAAACCGCTACAGCAATAGCGTTGCGCGGCGCGTCATCAATGCCTACAACGACATCATCGTTGATGCTGCTAATCAACTGCGCACCATTGATGAGCTAGCAGCACCGGTTAAAGCAGCACGGTTGCGTGCAATCCTTGCGCAACTCAAGGACAGCTTGGCAACATGGGCAGGTGATGCAACGGAGCTGACCGTATTAGAGCTGCAAGGCATTGCAGAACTGCAATCTGAGTTTGTCGCCGATCAACTGCGGCGTGCATTGCCAGCAGGTGCACGTGATGCAGTGCGCACCGTTGAGATCAGTCCGCAATTTGCGCAGTCAGTGGTCACAACTGACCCGACGCAGATCAATGTGGTGACATTGAGCGATGATCTGTTCGCTGCAGCGTACGGCTCACCGCAGACCTACAGCCTCACCGCAGCGCAAGGCGCCACGATCACATTGCCCAATGGCGAAGTGGTCGCCAAGGCGTTTCGTGGTATTGCCGTTGACCAGGCTGAGCGGTTTTCGCAGGTTGTGCGGCAGGGCTTGCTGACCGGTGAGCCGACACCAGCTATTGCTAAGCGGCTGGTCGGCAATCTCGAATTTGGCGAAGAAGCCAAGACCGTGAAACAGCTAGTTGCAGCAGGCGGCCAAGCAACAGCAGTTGCAGATAATCAGATCGTTACTCTAGTCCGCACAAGTATCAATCAAGTTGCCAATGCAGCCAGTCAGCAGGTATATGAAGCAAATCAAGACATCACCAAGAAATATCGCTATGTGGCAACACTGGATACCCGCACCAGCAGCATTTGCCGTGCATTGGATGGTCGTGAGTTTGAATACGGCAAAGGTCCAATGCCGCCGCAGCATTTCAACTGCCGCAGCACAACGGTGCCAGTGATCGACTACGACGAGCTTGGCTTCACGCCACCACCACCGGCAAAGCGTGCATCAGCAGGCGGTCAGGTGCCGGCAGATCAGACCTACGGGGAATGGCTGGCAAAGCAAGACCTTGAGACCAAAGCAAAAGCATTGGGCGCAAACAAGGTGCCGTACTTCAATCGCCTTGCCAATAAGTATGGCCCGACTGATGCGGTCGCTAAGTTAGTCCGCGATGATGGCTCAGAGTTAACCTTAGATCAGCTCCGCGCACGATATGGACCTGCCTAGCCTGCGGCATTTCACAAATACCGGCATCTACTACATCTCCAGCGATCCCGTAGAAGCACTGCACGGCGAGGCATGGGTGCCGGCTATTTATACCGACAAGGGCTGGGCAACAGCAGACGGCTCTACGCTATTAACAGGTATCGAGGCGTGGCGCCATGGCGAAGAAGAAGGACAAAATCGCCAAGGTGATGGGCGAGTACAAGCGCGGGACACTGCAAAGCGGCAAGCCAGGCCCCGGCAAGGGCCCAAAGGTAAAAAGCCGCAAGCAGGCAATAGCAATTGCCCTATCTGAAGCTGGCAAAGCTCGCAAGGGTAAAAAGTGATGGCAATCGGCATTGGCTCGCGTGTCAGCTGGGTTTACCAAGGTGTCCGCACCTTTGGTCAAGTGACTGGCGCAGCCGGAAAGCGTGCAACCATCACAACGCAAAATGGCGGGAAAATAACAAGAGTGGCTCAACCTGGCGATCCAGTTCTTGAGATCAAATCAGAATCGACCGGTGGCAAAGTTTTGAAGCTTCGCTCGGAGCTTCGTGAAGCACCGTTAAAGCGGTAAATAGAATGTGACCATGCCTCTTTAAAAAAACAATGGCACGGACCTACAAGCGTGACAGAATTGGCCGCTTCGCCGGCGGTGGCGGTGGCGGTGGCGGTGGCGGTGGCGGCAAAAAGGCAAGCGGCAGCGCTAAATCACCCAAGCCTGCAGATAAGAAGCCTGCAAAGACAACATCTAGCCCTGCCACTGGCAAGAAAAAAACAACAACAACCGCCAGCAAGCCACCTAGCGCTAGGTCTGCTGGCGGGCGTCAAGCTCAAACATACCGCCAAGAGCGAGCTAGGGCGAGCATTGATGAGCGGCGCGGAATCTCTCCATTCAAGCGCTCGGTGGCCAGATCAGAGCGTATGCAAAAGCGCGGTGTTGCCAAGAAGCGCCAGCGCGCTGGACTGGAAGCAGTGCCAACCGCGAAAGGATTGGCTGTCAAAACACGCGGCCCACTGGCGGGGCTCCGACGCCGTGTATTCAAGACCGTTGCCAAGTTGCAGCGCTCGCGTCGCGGAGCTGACGTAACACGCACCGCCGGCAGCAAGCTTCCGCGTTGGGCAGCTTGATCAATCAGACATGAAGTCATCCCAGCTGCCAAGTTGTTCCATAAGATCTTGTGCGTGATCCGTAATCAGCAACAGGTCGCCATCCTCATCGCGAGCGATGGCGACAATGCTTGATAAATGAAGATTGCCGACAGCGGCAAATGTCATTGTTTCATTGCCGTCTTCGTCGATATCAATAATGCGCTTGAGTGCATTGCGAATAGCACGTGATCCAAGCCCGTCAGGGTCTGATGCGATAATTTCCATGCGGATAGCCTAGTCCAGCAGTGATGCTTGCACCATGATCACCTACCGTGGCGAGCAGTTTGAGGGCTACAACAAGCCGAAGCGCACGCCAAATCATCCGAACAAGTCGCACGCAGTGCTCGCCAAGGAAGGCGACAAGGTCAAGCTGATCCGTTTTGGCCAGCAAGGCGTCAGCGGCAGCCCATCAAGGCCAGGCGAATCCAAGGCAGCAGAAGTGCGGCGGGCATCCTTCAAGGCGCGTCACGCCAGCAATATCGCTAAGGGCAAGATGTCCGCTGCGTGGTGGAGCTCAACGGTTAAGTGGTAGCGTAGAAATGCAATTAAGCCTGCGGCTTATCCATGTCTGATGAACAACAAACCCAAGAGCCTGCGGCTACTGGGGCTGATGCCGATGCACTGCAGCGCAGTGTTGAAGCGCTAGAACGCAAAAATCAAGAACTGATTGCTGAATTGCGGCAAGCGAAGAAGGCGCCAAAGCTGCCGGATGGAGTCAATGTTGATGAACTGCTGGAGTTCAAGCGCAACTACGAACAGCAGCAGCTCGAATCACAAGGCAAATATCAAGAAGCGCGGCAGGCCTTAGAGCAGCAGTTCCGTGAGGCGACGGCGGAGAAGGACAAGCGCATTTCAGAGCTTGAGTCACGCGTCCGCGAGCTGGAGCTGGTCACACCAGCAGTGACCGCACTGGCTGAGATTGTCCACGATCCTGATCTCGTACTTAAGACCAAACTGTCGCCTGACGCAATCCAGCGTGATCT